TCAGGGCCTTGCGCTCCTTGGACCGCTTGCCGGTGAGCCCCATCAATTTCAGGCCTGAGTCCAGGGAGGTCTTGCCGATCTTGAGCACTTTCCAGACGTCATCTGCCGGGAAGTTCATCTCCAGGAGCTGTTCGGCCACGGTCTTGGGGTCCAGGTCATAATCGACGCCGGGCACCGGGCCATAGATGAGGTCGCCCACCGGGACCGGGCCGAATTGCTGGACATATTCCTTGAGCCGGGCGGTGAGGGCCTTTTCCATTTCCTTGATGGCCATAAGGATGCCAGCCGCCTTAACCGCGTCCGCCTGGCAGGCCGGGGCCATAACCTCCACTGGCACCAGGGCGTTCGCCATGTAACTGCAATGGCTCTGGACGCCGCACATGGAGCAATAGTGCCCGGGCCGCGGGTCAAAATGTTTCTCGGCTTCGATGATGGCGATTTTCTCTTCGAGTTCGGCCGGCACGGTGGCCAGGTCCTGGGGGGTTAAAAGAATCGGCTCAGGTTCAAAGCCGTAGCGCATGAAATGGAGTTGTAGTAAGACCTCCTGAGCGTCGGGGTAAAGGGCTCGACAAGCCCCCCAGGCATAAGTCCTCAGTTGCAGGTTTTTCTCTATCTCCCGCATGACGGCCCGGTTGGATTTCCAGTCTTTCACTATAGCCAAGCCGCCCTGCAGGAAGGTGAAGTCCAGGACCATCCTGAAAAAGGCCTCCGGGGCGAACCAGCCGCAGGGCTCCCACTTGCGGTTGAAGGCGATTTGTTTCTCAACCCCGGGGGATTCGATAGGGGGCAGGATGAAATTTTCAAAGAACCGGGGCCAGATTTCCAGAACATCCGGCGGGGCCTCCTTGGGGGTGATGGCCTGGGCATAACTCCAATCGGTCTGAAGATTCATGTTAATAAGCCGGTTCAGGTACTTGGCCGCGAGCTCGTGAAGCATCTGACCGATAATGAGCGGTTCGGAGGTGGCCCTCGGGACCTTGTCCAGGCGGATGAGCTTGTAGGCCCAAGGACAACCTCCGTGAATCTCCCCACCGTGGTACATTTCGAGCGCCGAAAAACTGTAGGCAGGTTTCTTAGCCATTATGTCGTGTCTCCTCTAAATCTCTCTCGCCGATACCCTCCATTTCCATGAGGGCCTTTTCAAAAATCTCGGCGGCCTTGTCGTAAGCCCGGGCCAGAAATTCGCAGGCAGACATCATCGACTCCGATTTCCTGTAATCGGTACGTGCCCGTCTTGAATGCTCCCGCATTTTCCCCATTTGATAGCGCAGACTGTTCTTGGTCCATGGACCCGCCTGGGGATAGCTGGATACTTTGCGGGCCAATTCTTTATCCAAGAGGAAGGCCATAATCAATCGTCTCCCATAATCGCAGCACCCAGGGGCTCGATAGCGCTGGAATGAATATTATTGATGGTGATGGGCCGGACATGAGAAAGGGCATAGTAGCCCCGGACACCGTTGAGGTGAACCACTTTTCTGCCGCCTTCGATCATATATGGCTCGCATTCTGCCGTGGTAATAAAGACCTCTCCGCTATCCCTCCAAACTGCTACCAAAGTTCCTTCTTTCAATGCACACCTCCCCCTCACCCATCCAGCCGGCGCTCTTGCTTCGCGCCGTCCATCAGGTCGGTTATCAGCCGGGCCGTACCGGCTTTCAGTTCTTTCGCCAAAACCAGCGATTGCAGGTAAGCCACCCCGAAACTTACGGTCAAAGACATGATCGCCTTATCGGAGAGCTTGCCCGTGGGGATGTTCAGGGCTTCCATGAAGCGCCGGGCCTCCGTGGCCATAAAGGCGCGGGAGCGGCGGTTACTGAGGTGTTTGCGGAGCCAGTTGAGCATGAAGCCCTCCTATGAAACATCAAGATGTGCCGGATAAGGACATTCGGCGTCATAGGCGTAACGCAAAAGCAGTTGGGGTGCCTTGAAGATTAATGCCTCCCAATGAGTGTCCATAAAGAGAAGTGCCATGTCTTTGGTCCAGAATAAGACCATGAAGCCCTCCTTGCGGGGCCCCGGATATCAGGACCCCTTAACCTATAGGTTAAAACAATGACCGGCGCGTCTCCTTGCCGTTGCCCTTGTCTTTAGGGATTGCCGCCGTGGACTGGCCGGAATGGGTTGCTTCTGCCCCCGCCCCGCCAATCCTTTCCTGCCCCTCCTGCTCTGCCATGGCCTCTTGGATCGCCAAATTGATACCGGCTTCCTTGAACGACTTTGCAATCATGTCCGCGGTCAAACCGTTGCTCACCTGGGGGAGGTTGGGCACCAGTTCGATGGTGATCATCATCTCTTCCCGGATATTGAGCCCCCACTCGAGCCAGCGCCCGATATGGACACCCTTTGAAGTTTGCAGGGGGACGGGGAGGTCCACACAGGCGTTGTCCTTTTTTGCCAGGTCCATGAGTTCGGGAAGGGTGAGAGCCGCGGGCTTGAGGGTCGTCGATTGATCGGTCGATTTGGCTTCCTGGCCACCGCCGTTTCTGGGCTCCTGGGCTTGCGTCTCCGCCTCAGTTTGATGAACCGGGTTGGACGTGGTGGGTTGGGTAGCCTGCGCCTTTTTCTTGCCGTTACGGGGCTCCTGTGCGGTCGGTTCAACCACCACGCCCTCAGGGTAGAACTCTTCCGCCGTTTCTACCTGAACTTGAGTCGGTTCCTCATGTGGGGCCACCAACAATTTCCGGGCAGACTCTTCAATCAGGTCCATCCTGATCTTGTGTTCTACTCGCTGGCGGGCACGTTCATATCCCAATTCTGCCAGTTCACTTTCAGGACCCCGGTATTCGATGCTCATCACAAACACCACCATGGGCTTTCCGGTGGTGGGGATGGTGACGGTTTTGGGGGAGAGTACCAACATCAGGGGGATTCCAGACAACGGCCCCCCCGTGATCGCCTTGATGAGCGCCATGGAAGAGAGGATGGCATTCACAGAGTTGAAGGAGGTGGTGCGAAAAGACCAGACGCCTCCCACCCGGTTCACGCCCTCGATGAGCACGGATAATGTGCCCAGGGTTTTGCACTTGTCCTGTCCCTGATACATGGGATCTTGACGTTCACAGGGGCAGGGGACCGGATTATAATTACCGTTATCGCCGGTGAGCCGCTGAGCCTCTTCGCCGTCCCCGGAACACCAGCACCTGGACCCCTTATAACAAGCGTACCTGGTAAAAAAATTCAGGTCGATGTCATCATATAGGAGGCGTATCGGTATCTCAGTGAGCTTGTCGGATTTGGGGTTAATCTGGACCATAAGGTCGGTGTCAGGCATGAGACGTCCGGCAGCGTCCCTTTGCATGGTCGTAATAACGATGTGGTCGAGTTTCTTGGGCTGGGCGAATTGCTTGCCCTGGGCTGAGGTTTTCATCTCGCCCTTTTCACCAATCTTGATACGACCTCGCTCAGCCAATCGCGGGATGAGATTCTTGATCATCAGGTCAATCCTCCTTAAATTTTTCTACTCGCTAAAAGTTCGGCAATCCGCCCTTCTAACCAGGGGACCTTGCTCTTTTCCAGGTAATCGATGCCGCCCTTGAGCAGCGCAATCTCTGACTTAAGGGCCATGTTATCTTGCCGCAATTTGGCGCATTCGAGGCAGGGGTCCATGCTCTACCAACCCCACAAACAACAGGCAGCGAACGCCGCCAGACAGATAGCCCAGGTAATGACGCTGCACCAAAGGCCGGGTTCACCGTCAAGCCAGGATCGGCAGTTTTTACAGTTGCACCTCACCCCTCGCCCTCCTTCTTGGGATCATGGTTGGCGGACAATAGCCCGATGAGCCAGAACATAAAGGCGTTTCCGGCCACGAAGCTCAATATCAAGGCAATCCAGATCATGGCCCCGCCTCCCCCAGCCTCAACTGTTCCTCCCAAAGCGGCGCCCAGATATCCTCATCCGTTCTGAGCATGATCCCGCCACACTCGACACATAAGGCCGCATAATCGTCGATCCCGGCCACCCGTTGTTCACTTTCGCCGCAGTCCACACAAATGTAATCATAGATCGGCATAAAGACCTCCTATTCGTTATCCCCCAGAACCCTTTCCAATACCGCCTTGGCGTACTGCATGGCCGCGAGGTGATCCTCAAGTTCCCTTAACGCTTCCTGCAGGAGTTCCGCGGTGGTGGATCTGTCGAATTCCTGGCCGTCCACCAGGGTCAGGGGGCCGCAGCAGAGTTTGGAAGACTGGCCGTCGGTATCCAGGGCGAACCAATAAGTCATGCCAGGGGCCGTCTCCCAAAGCGTCTCTTCCTCGCTTACCCGGTTCAGTTCCTTGATTAACTCGAAAATCTTGTGCATTATACGAACCCCTCCTTAAAAAAGAATTGCCCCGATCTTCAACCCGGGATTGTTACGCCGCTATCTTTCGGCATGTCCGCAGGCGTCCGGATTTACTTGTCTCGACCTCGGGGCCAAGCCGCCTTATTTGCCCGCGGTTTCCCGGCCCGCTGAATAGCTAAGGCCGGAATCAGAAGAGCATGGGGGTGGAGGTGGGTTTGTCCGGTTGCTCAAATTTGGCGCGGGCCATGCGCACGTTGTTCAGGGCGAAGCGGTGATAGGATTCCTTGAGTTCGAAGCCTGCGCAGTTGCGGCCCTGCTCCACGGCCACATATGCGGTGCTCCCAATTCCCATGAACGGATCAAGGATTGTGTCGCCGGGAGCGGAATAGAGCTTGATGCAGCGGCGGATTACCTCAAGCTGTAAGGGGCATACATGGCGCTCTTCCTGGTTTTCTTTACACTTCTTGTAACCCTCAAGCGTGTCGATTTCCTGGATGTCGCTCCAACAGCCGTGCGCCCACCGGATCCAGTCGAGCTTGGTAAACCAGCCGTCCAGGTTGATATGCTTGCCGCCCACCACCGTTTTGACTTGAGTCCCCTTGTTTTCCTCCCAGGTTTCGATTTCATAGGGGATGGTTTTATAATCTGGCCGCACTCGCTTGACGGCATGGCCGTTAAAGCCGGTGTCATGCAGGTATTCCAGAATGGGCGAGGGCTCTACCAATTTCAATTCCCGGTTGGCTTCGATAAGGCCATGAAGTGGGACTCCTTCGCCGGGCTTTTTGAAGAACAGGACGTAATCATTCATGGCTGGGGCCAGGGCTCGACAATCCCGGTAGGCCGTGGCAAACATGAGAGAATGAAGGTTGAGTCGCCGGGCCACCGCCTGGGGGTTCTTGACGATGGCCACCTCTCCATGGGGTTGAAAGCCATGGTTTTCAAAGAGAGTGATGACTGAGCCCCGGAAGTCCCGCATACCCATGAATCCGTGTTGAATTTTGTACCGGAGAAGTTGCTGCACATGGATAGCCGTAATACTTCCAGGCTTCATTACCCTGAATAACTGTTCAAGAAAAAATCTGAAATGGAGCCCGAACTGTGATTCATGGGCCGCCGTGCCGTCCAGATTATTGCCGATGTCCTCCGCCTTATGTGAATATGAGAAAAGCGCGCCGAAAGGGATTGATGAAACGCAGTGGTCAATACTTTCGTCGGCCAAATGATTCACCATGCCAGGCACATTGTCTTGATTCCAGATGTTGATTTCCACGTCCATATCAATATTTCTCCTTACCCATATCCACAGGATACTTGAGATCGTTCTTTTGTACCTTTTGCAGAACCGCCTCAAATAAATTAAGCCCGGTAGCATCAGACAGGTGCAAGAGGTAGATCATGATGTCGGCCATTTCATCGCGCACATCAAAAAGACATGGCCGTCGATCCCATAGATAGAGATCGTTCAATTCCCCGACCTCAGAAGCGAGGGCCTGGGCCAGATTCTTAGGAGTATGATGCTTACCCCAGCCCCGTTCATCCCGAAACCGCCTTACTTCATTCTTGAGGGTTTCGATTTCATTCATGGGATTTCCCCTTAAGCGCCAAAATATAATTCTCTTCCATCGTCCAAACCTCCTCCGCGGTCCGGCGCCGCTTCTGATTGATGTTGTCATAAACCACCCCTTCAAGCTCAGGGATAAACGGATAGTGCATCTTGACGGCCTTGGTTTGGCCGT